TTTTGACTCTTTTTGTAAGAGGACTTTGCCTTTTGTATGGAAACTCTAAAGTTATGTGTGGAAACCCTAATTGAGAAAACCACACATAACTACAAAGTCCTATGAGTCTTTTTTTTCCAAACCCATATAGTCAGTAAAAATTTGTTGTAGCAATAAATCTATTTGTGCCATAGATAAAGAATCCATGTCTTTTTCAGTTAATCCTGAAAGTTCTTCAACTTTATTGATTAGTTTAAAATAGTCATCTTCATTTTCTTTATCTTCTCTAAAAGCATTAAGACTTAATTGCCACAACTCTCTTTTCTGTTTATAAGTAATAGGATTTACTTCCCACTCTTTATCGAACATTTCAACCTTCATTTGTTACTCCTTTACCAACTTGAATTGGATTTGTTATCTGCATACTCAAACTTAAATGCTGTACCATTATGCACTCCACCTGTTGTAGTAGGTTGTACTACTTTAAATGGAATAGTAATGATAGCACCTGTGTCTGCATTTAGATCATAATTCACAGCAGTTGAATATACTTCAGCAGTAATATTCATTTCACCAGCACTCGATACTGTACCATCGCCTTGTTTTAAGGTCAATGTAGCAGGAGTCCCAGCTAAGAAATCATCTAATACATTACTTGAAGCATCTTTAAAGTTGCCATCGTACATAAATGAAATCTCTCCTGTGATGTTTACTGATGGAACACCGAAAGCATATGCTTCTGCATCTCCATCAGAATCTCTACCTACTCTCGCAACATTATTCTCAAAAGTAAATGATACTGCTGTAATGATTGCATCAGTTGCTGATCCATTAATATCAAATTGTTTTGTATCAAAATATGATTCAATTTGACTTGGTGCTGTGTGCATCAATGTTGGTTCTCCACTCGCAGCAGATAAAGTTCTACCTACTCTAAAGTGGTCTGAACTTGCAAAACCTGAATAGAAAGTACCATTCAATAGCAATCTACCATCAGTCATATCAAAGTTCATTGTCAATGATTGTAATACTGCACTTGAAATAATCTTATCTTCCCCTGATGCAGGTCCATATAATCCAATGTCAAATAAACTTGGGATACCAGCACTTGAAGCACTCGCACTTGAACTTAAATCAGGTCTTGATAAAGCATTACTTGATGATGCTTCTATTGTGTGAACATAAGGTCCTGAACCTGTTTCACTATGGTCTTGCAACACATTAGCCAATAATCTTACAATGCCCTCTCTTTCTGCTGGACATTCAAAATCAAGTGTTACAAATCCACCTTTTCTTGATCTAAACTGGTCGAAGTCAGTTTCAATCATACCTGCATTGTTGCTTCGTATCTCCCCTGATTCTACAAGATTGAGGACTGGGGCAGATACATTGATTACAGGTAGTAATTGATAAACTGTATCATCTGCACCTGCATCTTCAAAAGCAGTTGCATTCTTTTGTTTAATACCTATGGCATATTGGCTTTTACCATAGACTTTGGAACTTATAGTCATTTGTTATTACTCCTCTTTTTTAACTTTTTTCTTTTTAGGTTGTTCTTTTTTTACTGGCTCTACTTGAACACCTAATGATTCAAATTCAGCCAAGTTGTCTTCATTTAACTCCACTTCTTTACCTTCTAACAATT